TGTTCTGATGTTGTTAATTCTTCGGTTAAGTTTGCTGTTATATCTCTAGACATTATACAACCTCAATTAGCGATAATTTTATATTGTAAATTTCATCATTTATTTCTTCTGTTTCCAGCGTATCATCTACAAATCTAACAGTATATGTAACGCTATCATTTGGGTTTACCCAACTAAATGTTTCATATCTCCCTAGTCTAGCTGTAAAAAATGCAACAATAGAATCATAAATAGCCTTCGTAACTCTATCATAATTAAGAGCAAATGTTCTGCGTGGGCTTCTGTATGAATTTCTTATTTCAGAGCCATCTTCCATTGTTGTTATTTGCGTTGCGTGTGCAATGTCTTCCGTATATATATAACTTGGATTTATAGTATAGTCAGCCATTAAGACGTTACCTCTATAAGATTAATTGTAACATTAAAAAGATTGTTTCCAATTTCATCTCGCTTTAAAGAATCATCAGCAAAACGAGCTTTATAAATTGTACCTGTTTCTGGATGTATAAAATAAAACCTTTCTAATTTACCTTTTCTGGCAGCAAAAAAATCCCACAAATATTTACAATCACCATCATGAATAGCTGAATAATTCAAAGTCCAACTGCGTAATGGGGTTGTGTGTCTGGAGCGGCTTAATTCTTTTCCTGGTATATCAGTAATAAGCGTATCGTAATATTTGCTTTCTTTTAGTGGATAATCTGGAATAGGTATAACAGGGCAAACAACAAGAGATAATGGTAGAAAAACTTGCACTCGATGATTAACAGCATCAACTACATATAGCTCATCAGCATAAAAAGTTATTGCACCCGGAGACCTAAATTCACCATCTCCTGTTCCAGTATTTCCCCATTTGCGTTTAAATGTACCATCAGTTTCAAAAACCTGAATACGATTAAATTGATTAAGGTAAGTACCATCAGCAACATAAACTTCATCATTATCCATCGTTATTCCATGTGGAACATCAAACTTTCCATCACCAATACCAGAACTACCCCATTGGCGCTGTAATACTCCGTTGGTATTATATACTTGAATTCTATCATTTACACCATCAGAAATATATATTTCATCTTTATAGGCAGCAATTGCATATAACGAGTCAACACTCCACTTGCGAATATAATTACCATCAGTATCAAATACCTGTATTCGTAGGCTTCCAGAACCAACATACACTCTATCTTTATATACGACTATATGATTAGGATAGTTAAATTTACCATCACTTGTTCCGTAACTACCCCATTTGCGCTGGAACACTCCGTTTGTGTTGAATACCTGAACTCTGTGATTCCAGCTATCAACAACATAAACCTCGTCATTATATATAGTTATACCTGTTGGGTAGTTAAATTCACCATCTGCTGTACCAGAGCTACCCCATTTACGCTGAAAAGAACCATCAGAATAATGAAACACTTGAATTCGACGATTATTTTGGTCTGCAACATATATTTCATCGCTATGAGCTGTTATTCCAGTTGGAGTATTAAATGTTCCATTTTCCCCTCCTGAACTAAAACTACCCCACTTACGTCTAAATGTAGCCATTATTTTAGATACCTTCTCATTGTTTTGCGCGTTGAGCCAGCCATAACAACATCGTTATTTATAATGTTTACTATCGTGTTTGGGTCTTTAGCTATACTAGCATTAACAAACGATGGGTCAATAACATTTACAATCGTAAGCTCCTGCTGTTTGTTATCGTTTGCTGGAACAACAGCTTCACCTTTATGTAAATAAGCAAGCATATCTTCTGGAATATAATCTGTTCCTTTTGCAAAACTTGGTGCAACACCAGTAAGACTATTCATATTTGAAGCACCCGACCAAATGCTTCCAACCGCTCCAGGCACACCACCAAAACCACCAAGTAAGCTTGCTCCCCAACTTGCTAACTGTCCCCAAATTCCACTTCCCCATCCAGCTTGCATGTTATGCATATCCCACAGAGCTTTACCAAATGACTCAACCATTCCATTAACAAATCCATTAATGAAAGACATTAAAGCATTGTCGCAAATATCATTCCAAACGTCTAACCAAGATTTGCTTCCTTTAATAAGTTGAAATATAGAAGCAGAAAAATTATGCTCTAGACTTAATGTAAAGCTTTCAAACTTTTCTCCTAAGAAGTTTATGTCTTCTTCTATCTCATCTGTCATATCGGAGAAAGCATCGGCGGTATCATCAGCTGTCTGCTCCCACTCAGGAAACATCTCGTTGAGTCTATCTCTAAAATCATCAAGTACATCAGTTGGAATCATACCTTTTAACTTATCAAATATATCTTTAAAGAAATGCCCAATGTCCATAGTTGCATCCTTCAAATCATCAACAAGGTCGCCTGTTGCTGATTTAATTGCGCCTATTGTCACTTTGTGTTCTTGTGCAAACTTTTTCGTACCTTTAATAAAAATGTTACCTATTTTTTCAAAGATTTCAGCTACTCTCTCCATCCAAGCTGGCATTTTCAATTTATCAAGCCAAGCTGAAACATTTATAACGAAGTCTCGAACGATGCTCTGTAGATTTATCACGCGCTTTTTAACGCTGTCAATAAAAGGAACAATACTGTCTCTCCATCTTTTCCAAGCTGTCACAGAAACAATAAGTAGCGCTCCTATTAGCACAAGTGGTATAATTATGGCTGCTAATCTAGTAATTAACACACCAATAGATAGCGAAATTTTATTTACAACTGTGTGGAATTTCATCCTTTTTATGTTTGCCATTGCCAAGCCAAGTTGATTTGTCTGATATTTCCAACCCATTAAAGCATTAATAAGTTTAACTGCCACAAGCCTAATCATTGCAACCGTAAGCTTTTTTGTCATCACAAATGTTGCAACGATTGCAGCCTTAATAAGACCAAATGACATCATTCCTTGCGTAAGCATACCTGCTAATATAAAATTAATACCAAGAAACGCTAATCCAAGCGCACTTACAATAGCAGTTATACCCATTAGAATATGCACCCATTGAGGTAGCTGGCTAAGTCTTTTAATGAATTTAGTTAATTCTTCAACCACTATTCTAATTGTAGGTATTAATGGTGTAATAACTTGATATAATAAAACAGTAAATGTATTTTTTAGCTTTATGAATTGTGCTTGTAACCCTTCCATTTGAGTATTAAACATTCTCATTAAAGCTGTGCCATCTTGTACGTTTTCTAAATATTCCTCAAATGCTTTCGCGTTTCTCACTAAAGCGGCAGCAGAAGCAGAAGCTCTCAAACCAAACAATGCAAAAATGTCAACCAATTGTGCATTTTTCTCACGCAGAGTTTCCATTACCTTTGCAAAGCCATGTTCTTTTATACTTATGTCTTCAAGAGTTAATCCATATTTTGCAAGTGTTTCTTTTGCCTTGTCTGTATCTTTAATTGTTCCTTGTATCATACGTCTAAGATGACGACCTGCCATACCAGCTTGAATACCAACATCATGTAGCATAGCAAGAGCTGCCACAGTTTCTTCAATAGACATACCTACTTCATGAGCAACAGGACCTAAATGCTTCATTGAAGAGCCTAGCCACTCCATGCGCAACTGAGAGCTTGATATTCCGGCAGCAAAAACTTCAGCAAAATGCGTTGCTTCTTGAGCTTCTTTACCAAATGCTTTGAGTGTCTGCATAAGAATACGAGCTGTATCAGCCATGTCTGTTTGTGTTGCAACTGCAAGGTACATAACAGGTTGTATAGATTCAAAAATTTCTCTTACGTCATAACCGGCAGAACCAAGAAAGTACATGGCGCTGGCCACATCTGTTGCAGATGCAGTACCTATTGTTCCAAGTTCTTTTGCAACTTCTGCTAATATATCAATTTGTTCTGCTGTTGCATTTGTTACAGATGCGGTGTTTTTCATTGCTTGGTCAAAACCTGCAAATGATTTAACAGCTACAACACCTAGACCTGCAATGGCGGCAGACATTCCAAGCATAGCATAACCCATGCGTGACTGCATCATACCTAAATAGTATGATTGTCTGCCTGACATACCTTTGAA